TTCCATTAATATGTTTTGTAATTTAGCATTTAATGCGTTTCTTTGTTGCACCGTTGCCAATAGTCCAGCTTTAGCTTCTCTTAATTGTTCTAATAGTTGTCTATTCATATTTTCGGTTATAGCAACGTATCTTGCCATTTCCAAGAAGTCCTGTTGTGTTAAGTTTTCTAAATCTACTTGTTGATTATCCATATTGTTTGTTTTATCTTACTCTAATCACGTACTTTCCTACTGAAGTGGCTTTGTTACTTAATCTCATCATTGCTGCGTATCTTGCTGCGTCAACTAAGTGGTCCAATCCCGATTCCGGTCTATCCGTAACGTGTTGATGTTTATCCACGGCCCATTGGTACGAATAAAATTCATTGATTAAATTTGTACATGTGCGTGGTATGTGTATTTTATAATTCTGAAGAACTTGTATTCCAAAACTAATACTATCTCTACCTTTAGTTACAGGCTTTATGTTGAACCCTTCTCTGTATAGTTCTTCTATTAATCGAGGTTCTGCTGAGTCTGCCCAAATCTCTTCTCTATCTTTCACAATCTTTCTTAGCTTCTCAGCAATTTCGCTAGTCACCAAGCCCTTTTCGTATAGGTGTTCAACAATCCATATGTTGTTACCATTTTTCCAAAGGGAGCAAACCGAGGTTGGGTCTTGAGCAAATCCAAAGTCCATTCCAAATGCTACAAACTCACAATCATCAGGTATCCATTCACATTGCTCAAATTGGAAAATAGCTCTTTCGTTACCAACGTATTCACCCAAACCATATACCTTCCAAGCTTTTGGATTCGTACTCCTTAATTCTTCAATAGCTCTCTTTACTGATGTTTCCAAATATGGATTATCTTTGTATGTGGTAAAGAAGCGTGAGCAATCTTCCATTTTTCTAATATAATGAAATGGTGAGATTGTTGGGTTATATGATAATATGATAGCGCCTGTTGTACGAATTTGTAGCTGGAAATAAGATTCTTCATCTATCTCATTTGCTTCCTCCAGCCATAAGATACTACTCTTTAATCCTCTTAGCTTTTCAGAATCATCCGTAGAAACAAATTGTATTGTAGAATTATTATAGAACGTATAAATTCTATCTGATATATTAAACTCATTATCATTCCACACTCCTAAGCTCTGCATGATATCTTTAAAATCCTTCATTACAGTCCTTTTAAGCGATGGAATTGTTTTTCTTACCACCGTTACTTCCTGCTTACTTTGAAGCGCTTGTACGATAATCCATTGAATAATAGCATAGGTTTTACCTGAACGAGTACCACCAATATGATGTGTAACTCTGCTAGGTGAGTTTTCCTGATTGGAATATGTGACCGTAGTATTAATCGTCAATTCGCTCATTAGAACCTGATTGTTGTATGTTTACAGTGATTTGCTGAATCCTTTGTTCTACTTCAGCTTTTACTTCCGTTCTACTTAATTTAGGAATTGTGTATTCCAATAGCTTAAATGCTAATTCTAATGCAGCTTGTGGGTCTTTCTTCTTTATCTCCTCTAAATCTTTTGATAGAGTTGATAAGGTACTATCTACGGCTCTTGCTATTGAAAGCTTAACCATCTCCGTAGAACGATTCACTGCTCCCTTTGGGCGCCCTGCCCTATTAATTCTTTTATCGTTTTTCTCAAATGCCATTGTAATCGATTGTATTTAACAATATATATAGATATAACAAGCTCCTTATGGATTGTAATTAATCCTCAGGCGTGAATGGGTTTTGTAAGGTTTCCTTTATATGTTTCTTAATCTTCTTAACATGTAAGAATGTAGTTGATTTAGATATCCCTATATCTTTTGATAATCCTTCCAATGTCTTATCTGAAAAGAAATACATTTGTGCTAATTTAGATGGAGCCCATAGTTTAGTTTGCTCTAATCTTTTTAGCTCTTCTACTACATTATCATATGTGTTTTCCAACTTCTCATCATAATCCATATTGTATTCTATATCCACTTCATCGTAATCATCCGATAGTGTTGCTCTTCTCTTATCAACTTTTGTTTTATTGAAGAAGCGTGAACGAATAAATGAATGGCAATACATTAAGTTAAAGGAATTCAAATACCAAAGAGCTGGATTGCACTTTTCAGCTAAGTAAAGATACAATTCTTGCACCAATTCATCTGATGTTTCTTTATCCTTACATAAATTAAATGAAACGGCTATTAGCCAATTGTGAGATTGCTTATATAAGGTATCTAATCTTTTTGTATTTTCCGATTGTACTTTATTCACTTCTTTCTCTTACAAATTGTCTTAGTGTGTCCACGCAACCTGCCCAATGTTTTGCTGATGATTTACATCCACAAGGTTGATTGGTTCTTTCACCTCTGATGGTATTACACCAGCTCCAAAATTTACCCATTAGATGCTCGGGAAGGAAACTTTTTACTCCTTCTAACTCTTTACTCATTTCTTTAAAAATATCGTAACTAAGCGGTGCGTATTTGCTTTCTGGTACGTTTGGTTTTATATCTTCCATAGTATTAAAATTTAATTCCTTCCGAACAACCGCAAAGTTCATTAAGCCAGATTCTGCGTTGTTCACATCCACAATCTGTTTTTTTAAAAAATGTCCAAGCTACCCATCCTGCGATATCTTTTCCCCAACCAAGCGTTACCACATTGATTAGTCCATCAACTATATTTCCTAATTTAATAATACACATAAATTAATTTTTATAAGTTCTTTTGATTTTAGGTGCTTCAGCGTATTCAAGCTTTTTACCCATATATGTTTTAGAACCATATGATAAAACTGCACGTAATGAACTTACATTTAATCCATTGGTTTCAGCACATTCTTTTATTGATTCGTATGTTACCCCATCATAAGTAATGGCTCTCATATGAATTTTTTGTCCTAATGTTTCTATTGAATGTTTCTGATTTTCCGAATGAGTCATCCATTCTAAGTTTTCTAATCGATTATCCGTTTTAATGCCATTACGATGATTTGGTTCATACTTCACCGTATCTGAATCAGCAGGTTTAGGAATAAAAGCATTAGCCACTAGCTGATGTATTCTAATCCACTTTCTTTCCTTCTTACCTTTTTGTGGATTGAATCTATAAAGTCCTACTTCTAAATATCCTCTATTGTGTGGTTTAGGTCTTACCTGATATAATCCACCATTTATAAAAGCTAACGTTTCTCTTTTGCAAGAGTAAACAATACCATTGGTGCTGATGAAGTAATCATCCCAGCCTTCGATTTCTTTTATTGGATGTTTAAGTTTGAATTCCGTTGCCATATTTTTAGTTTAATTGATTATTTTTTAGATTATTTTCAAATGTCATTGTGTTTAACATCATTTTATCAAATTCTTGTTCTAATGCTCTCTTAGTCAAGTTCTGATAGTATGCTTTCTTTTGTTCTGTATCATACTCTCTACAGTCAATTACTTCAAAATCAAAAGGTGGTACTATTTTGTAATCCATTGATTTCATATCCTGAGTAATCCATTGTTTTAATTCTTCTTGTGTCATTATTTTTATTATTTGTATTCTGGGAATATTTCATTAAATTCTTCCAACGTCATTAATGTATCCTTTTGTTTTAAATCAGGTCTTAATAAGCTTTCGCTTACTGATGGAATTAAATCCAAATTGTTTTCATTTACATTTTTTTCTTCCATAAAGAACTCATTATATTTTTTTAAAATTGTTTCGCTGTTCATAACTTTATTTTTATTTAATTGAATTAATAGTTGTTATTTGTAATGCATAATTTCTTTTTACTGAATTATCCCATTCTAATATTTTTGCTACACCATCAAGTCCACCAAGTTCATTATAATCATCTATCGCATTATTATAATCTTCTGTTGGAGTATCTGGATTAATCAGTACATCTAATATTCTTTCAGTAATATTTTTTAAATTACCAGCTTTTGCAGCAGTAGTATTATTAGTTTCTATTTTTTGTAAATTATTATTAGTTGTATTATTAGTAATGGCGCTCAGGTTTTCAACTGTCAGCGAGTTGTTTTTCACCTCACTCATAGTTGAATTACTACTCACTGTGAGTTGATTTTCACTCCACTGTGAATTGCTTTCCATCTCACTGACATGACCATCTGGCTGGTGAGTTGAATTACTACTCACTAGTGAGTTGACACTGCCACTCATTAATTCTAATACTTTATTTTGATTAACGGAATAAAAATTCATAAAACCAACACTCTTTCTTTCAACGAATATAAGTTCAGCTGATTTTAATTTACCAATAGCCTGTTTTAAACTCCATTCGCTTAAACCAAGCTCTTCAGCCATTTTTGGGATTGGTTGGAATATTTCATCCCTTTTGAATACTGCCTCTAAATCAATAATATGTTGTAAAACCAAAGTTTCAGTTAAACCTATTTGTTTAACCATAGCTTTGTTAATAGTCCAATAGGCTTTTAATCCTACTGAATGTTTTAGGGTGTCTTTAAAGTTTTGTTGTTTACTTGCCATTTTTAAGGTTTTAAATTATGTAAAGATACTAAATAAAATCCATATATCCAAATCTTATTCAGTATTGTACTTTGATTTAATATAAATATATACCAGCCTTCCCAAAGAGCAATTTTTATGAATATTTTTAAATAAATTTTGCTAATCCAAATTTATTTCGTATATTTGTAATTCATAATAAAGGTTATATTTTAGTTTATACTATTATTACACTATCTGACTTTTCCATTTTTTGTTTAGATAGCTAGAGGAGTGAGAAATCGCTCCTCTTTTTTTGCCCATAAAAAAAGCCCACCGAAGTGGGCTTTAAAGCAGGTTACAGACAAAATCAAAATATTAAAAATGGCAAAATCGATAATATAGGGTAAAGTACCTGCTTATATAAATATATATTGTTATTTTTTGTTTTCCAAATACTGAATCTTAGTTACTAATTCAGCTACCTTTGTACTAAGTTCTAAGATGGTCTTTCTCATTTCATCTTTTTCTCGAGATGATTCTTGCAATAGGGCTTCTAATTTAGCAATACGGTCTCTACAATCGTATTTAAATTCAAACTCATCTTCTCTTTTCTTATCCATTCTTTTTTCATAGAATCGGAAAGCAGCTCCACTACCTAATACAGTCAGAGCAGTAATAAACACCGTGTAAATGTTTTCCATATATTAATCTTCTAAAGGTACGCAGTTAGGAACTTCTCTTCCATCCACAACCTTTGTACCAACTTGTACATAATTTTCCCAACACGGGTCATTAGGTCCTTTCTCTAATGGAGCTAAATTAATACCTCTGAATTCAGTATCGTATTTAATTCTAGCCATTACTTTTTTATCAGTTGCTTTAATCTTTTTCATACTATCTCTACGATAAGTAGAAATGCAAATTGCTACTGCTTGGTCTTGTGGATATTCTCCACTTATTTCACTCATACATCTACCCACATAATCATTTTGTGATT